CCTCTCGGGGGACCTGGATGCTCAGCGATGCGCATCTTCAAACTTCTAGGAGGTTTAACCTATGCCGGGAACCACAATTGTGGTCACAGGAGATGAGGCCAAGCAGTCCGAGTACGCCAGAATTACTGGTCAACCTTGTGCGCCGGGCTGTAAACTTTTACAGTATACCAGCAAACGAGGAGGCCGTGTAGTCCTGAGTTGTCGGTGCCCTCACGCGAAACGGTCGAAGCGTAATAAGCCTAGACCGCCACGTGGGTATCGCGTCTCAGGGGCGATGTCCCGGTACCGGGAGACGGCTAACTCGCACTCCAAATCTTTTCATGGATTTAGTAGTGGCAAGAAGCCGAAAGCCGGTTCGAAAATTGGTACATTTAAACAATATACCAATAATCAACTGGTGTCAACTAGTAACATCTTGTTGACAGGTACGCCTGAGGACTCTAAGTCCCTTACACGAACCTGGGATCAGCTGAATCCAGGTCCACCGTATAGGGGAGGCGGTCCTTTTGCCTCAATATCATTTGATCTCCCTTCATCACAAGTTCAGGGTGTTGGCACCTATTCCTCAGCTGGAGCTTTTGGAAGCTCTAGATTTGAGTATTCAGGTGGCTTCGTTGACGACGGCCAGTGGGGGGCTGATTCTTCAGCTAATTACCTCTCTGTCGGCGTACCTGACTTGTCCGGCTATGACTCTCGCGCTTGGGATGAACTCAAGCCCCGTGTGTCAAAAGCCAGTTTGGCCCAGTTCATTTACGAACTTAAGGACCTTCCTGGTCAATTGGAAACCTCTGCCAACTTGCTTGCCAATTCTTGGCGTAGCTTTGGTGGAGGTTATTCAGGGGTTGTCATGCACCCTAAATCGGTTGCAGACAACTTTTTGAATCACGAGTTTGGATGGGTTCCGTTTATCTCAGATCTTTACAATCTCTTCGATGTGTATTCACAATCGGAGAAGTATATTTCTGACTTAGTTGCTCAGAATAATACTTGGGTACGGAAGTCGAGAGTTCTTGAACAGAGTGATACTGAAAAGTTGGAGCATAGAGGCTACTCATCTGGAACTGATCCCTCATCAGGGTCATTTCAGATTGGTGGCATATGCAACTCTTATCAGCTTGACGGTCTTCCTTGTAAAGGACATTTTGACATCCGATCCCGCATTAGTTCGCGAGTGTGGGCTGTCGGATCCTTCAAGTATTACCGTCCGGAGTTTGATAGTTCCCTCGCTGATTTTGCTAGCGAGTGGAATAATGCAGGCCGTTTGCTTACGCTATACGGCATGCGTATCAACCCGACTCTGATTTATAAGGTTACACCCTGGACATGGGCTGTCGACTGGTTTAGTCAATTTGGCAAGTTTATTCAACGCCAAGATGACTTTATCAGCGATGGTATTGTGTCCAGATTTCTCTACGTCATGCGGGAAACTAAGAGGTTTATGACTAAAACGTCACACCTCAATTTTATTAGTTCTCCCGTTACTCTGAATTGGAGAAGAACTTTCTCCATGAAACAGAGGAAAGTAGCAGATAGTCCTTACGGGTTTGACCTGACGTGGAATAACCTTTCCATTCGTCATTGGTCAATCCTAGCCGCTATCGGTATTACCCGACAGGGCTCAGGGTTTATCTCTAGAGGGGCATGACCGAGATTATGGACTTGGGACCCATATCTTTACCCTTTAGCTAACTCCCTATTCTTTTAGGAGGTCAGCCGCATGGCACTTACCGATCCAGAAGTCATCACTGTCAATGCAGTAGCCAAGTCTATGCCGCGTATTTTGAGTAATGGACAGCAGTCCACGTATCAGATGAGCGATCAGACTTTTTCTTTAAACATAAAACACACGCCTTTCAAATCAGGCGGCAAAAGCCGCGTGAAGAGTTTGGCCGCGTTTACTCAGCGCGCTATCGTTGCCGACCCGCTAACAGCGGTTAACGACTACGAAAACGTGACTGTATCGTTTCAGATTGACCGGCCTGATGCCGGTTTTACTGCAACGCAGGTCGACCAAATGGTCGCTGGTTTAAAGACATGGCTAGATACAACCATGGTCACAAAGCTCTACGGACGTGAGTCCTAACAGAGCTAGGAAGTGAGGAACAATGGCGTCTATTACAAAAGTCGTCAAGGGAATTCAGAAAACTCGAGAAACTCTCGAGATTTTGGATTCCGTTGGCTTAGATACTGATACTCTTGTAAAGGTTTCTAAGCTGAAGGGGAACAAAGCAAGGGTTGTAGCATCCGTATTGAGCATTTTATATGCTCATTTGGATAACTCCACCCCAGTTATTCAACCGCAGCGTTCCACTGTTCCATCTCCTTGATTTAGAGGAGAACCATGAGTACTGATGGCTTGTCCCTTTGGGGGACGGTGTGTTGTGTGGCTGGAAGACGACCTCTCTTATAAGGAGAGACATCTTGAAAAGCCACGCAAGTGACTACCTAGAAGTGGTGCAAGCTATCTACACAGATGCTTGCGCTAAGTGCGGTGCTGAGGTCTCCATGCGAGATCTAAAAACAATAAGATCTCGCGTCAAATCTCAAGGTATATCGTTTTTGACGATTACCTTACCGAACTTTTGCGCCGACTTCGAAAGAAGTCTTGCGGATGGGTTCGTTGGCTCAAATCGTTTTCAAAGTTTCCGAAAACGACGATCAATTCCTGCATTTTTGCAAGGTATGATCAGCCTAATTTTTGACATGGAGACAGGAAGGATTTTCGATGATTTTAATACCCCCACTAATCATGCTCATCTTGTTGATTCTGTCAGGCAAATTTGTCTGGCTTTCAAAAAGATTGAGCTGGCCTGTACTCCCAAATGGGAGGCTCGGGCTATGGAGGCTTTCCTCGAAATTGAGAGATCCTTTGAGATGTTCTCGTTGTCGAGAGAAGATGACGATTGGTTTTCAATTGTCTCTTCTGTGCTTTGGGACAATATCATGGCTAATATACGCCTTGATATGTTGGTCCCTAGGCACGGTCCCGGACAAACTGCCGAGCGAATTTCTGGTAATTCAAAATTCGTTTGGCGTCGCTGGCACGATCGTCTTGAGCCTTATTTCCCTCTTATTGATTCCGCTTATCCGCTATCATGCGGGGAATTGGATATCAATTCTGAGGAGCTCAAAATTGTTTCGATCATACCAGAGGAAGAAGAGCAGCCCGTAAGGGTTACTCCTGTTCCTAAAACTCTCAAAGGCCCACGCGTCATTGCTATTGAGCCTTGCTGCATGCAATATGCACAGCAAGCGATTCGAGATCAGCTTTATTCGCTGCTCGAATCGTCCCCACGGACTTCTGGTCACATAAATTTTCGTGATCAGTCCGTGAATCAGGAGCATGCTTTGACGGCTTCTAGCGATGGTCGATTAGCAACGATTGACCTTTCAGATGCGAGTGACCGTGTTCCACGTTCACTTGCCCTGAGAATGTTTCGGTCCAATCCATCTTTGATGGAGGCGATCGATGCTTGTCGTTCGAAGCGAGCAGAAATGCCAGATGGAACTATTGTTCCATTAAACAAATTTGCTTCTATGGGTAGTGCTCTCTGTTTCCCAGTGGAGGCGATGTATTTCTATACAATTTGTATAGTCGCCTTACTGAGATCACAGAACCTTCCTGTAAGTCAGAAGAATGCAGATCTTGTTTCTTCTGACGTCTATGTGTATGGTGACGATATCATCGTTCCATCACACATTGCACCTACTATTCTCGATTACCTACGAAAATACAATTGTAAGGTAAACGACCGTAAGACTTTCTGGACTGGAAAGTTTAGAGAATCTTGCGGAGTGGATGCGTATTCCGGTGTGCAGGTAACACCTGTATACATCGGTACGGCTCCACCTGAGAGTAGGCAGCAAGCCAGTTTGTTGCTCTCGTGGTTAGCTGGCGGTAACCTTTTCTTTAAGAAAGGTTATCTCCGTACAGCCCACGTTCTCTTTTCTAAAGTTGAACGTGTACTAGGGCCTTTGCCCTCAGTACCTGAGAACTCACCTGTGCTTGGGCGTCACCAACCATGGAGGCCTATTCCATTTGTTAAAAGATGGAACAGGAAACTCCAACGCTTAGAAATAAAGTGTTGGATTCCATCTCCAGTTTATCGCACTGATAAACTGGATGGTTACGCTGCTCTTCAGAAATCTCTTTCCAAACTCAATGGTCAAAGATCCTTTGAGAAGAGGGTGATTTCCTGGAAAAGTGGTTCTATTGATTTTTACGAGCTTATTAGCTACGAATCATCTATTGACCCACTCCACCTGGAGCGATCTGCACTTCACGGCGAGGTTGCCATACATCGCCGTTGGGCCCCGGCTACATTAGTGTCCGGGTATCGCCAGTAATATCGGCGCCAGAGGGGGACCCCTCCAAGAGGCTCGTAACCGACATGATCG